AAACTCTGGGCATATAATTATGACCCTTCTTTTGAAGAAAAAGCAGCTGAAGAATTATCAAAAAAAGAATTGTGTTTCTTCTCGATCAAAATTGATCATTTGAAAAGGCCATCTCGTTATGTCAAGAAAAAGGAATATGAAAAGCACAATGCACTTCCTGGATATTTTTTCATTGATTCAGACAGATTCCCTGAAATGGATTATTGCAAAAGGATGAAAAGGCAAAATGAAGGCTCTTTTTTCTTCATAACAAAACAACAATATGATTTGTGTTGCAAATACATATCTGACAACAAACTCTATGTTGATCTTCAAGGAAACATAAAGTCTGGTCTGATAAAGGGTGAAAAGATGGTCGGTTCAATCAAGCAAATCGAAAAAGGAATTTATGAGATTTGTCGTGGATCTTTGCAAGGAGTGGAAATTCAATCAAAAATTGAAAATGGAATTGAGAATTTCTTCACTCAAAATGGAATGAAAATTTATTGTTGACTTTTCTGATAATTTCAGGCAATAGCAAATTCAGGCTACCTGCGATCTGTTTCACCAATAAGGCGAGAAACAGCAGCACCTGATGAAGTCGGCTTCATCGCTTTGAAAAGCTCGCCAAAATTTCAGGAATGATGATGGATTCTCAAAAATCAGAAAAAACTGATATCCAACAGACAGAACAAAAGAAAAAGCCAGGAATCCCTGGCCAAATGGCTCATAACTATAAACCCGGCATGTCTGGCAACCCAAAAGGCAGACCAAAAGGATCAAGGCACAAGCTTGGAGAGAAATTTCTTTCAGCTTTGCAGGATGACTTCAGCAAAAATGGAATTGAAGCCATTGAAAGGGTCAGAGAAAAGAAGCCAGAGCATTATTTGAAAATAATTGCTTCAATATTGCCCAAGGACATCAATGTCAACGTCAATGAATCAGAAGAAATGAGCGATGATGAGCTTATCGCAAGAATCCGAGAACTTGACTCTATCGTCTCACCTTTCCTCAGTTCTTCAAGAGAAAACGGAACTGATTCAGGAATTGAAACAAAGACAACTTCAACGAAGCATTGAAGAAGATAGAAATTCAAATTTAAATCTTTCGGACTTCCTGAAAAAGTCTTGGCAAAGCATAGATCCTCAACCGTATGTTCATGGTTGGCACATGGATGCTCTTTGCGAACACCTTCAAGCAACCGCCACTGGCGAAATAACAAGGTTGCTCATAAACATCGCTCCAGGGACTTCCAAAAGTTCAGCAACTAGTGTTTTCTTTCCTGCTTGGCTTTGGGGACCTTTCGGTTGGCCGGAAGCAAGGTTCATTGGTGCTTCTTATGAACAATCTTTGGCAACAAGAGACAACAGACGCAATAGATTGCTGATTGAAAGCGAATGGTATCAAGAAAGATGGCCAATCAAACTCACCAGCGACCAAAATGAAAAGACAGGCTTTGAAAACATAACAAGAGGATGGAGACAATCTTGTGCTGTCAAGTCAATGACAGGTAAGCGCGGAGATTTTGTTGTTTGGGATGATCCTTTGTCTCCTGAGAAAGCTTATTCTGACGTTGAGCGAGATACAGCAAACAGAATTTTTTCTGAAACGTTGCCAACTCGTTTGAATCATCCTGAAAAATCTGTAATCATAATCATAATGCAACGACTTCATCAAAACGATGTAAGTGGATATATTCTTGCCAAAGAACTTGGTTATGAGCATCTCATGTTGCCTATGGAATTTGAAAAAGAAAGAAAGTGCTACACAAGCATAAATTGGCAAGACCCTAGGGAAGAAGATGGAGAATTGCTTTTCCCTGAGAGATTTCCTGAAAAGGTCGTTGAACGAGATAAATCTGTCATGGGCTCTTTTGCCACTGCAGGTCAATTTCAACAAAGACCAACACCAAGAGAAGGTGGTCTTTTCAAAAGATCTTGGTTCAATTTTGTGAGGGAAGTTCCAATTGGAACAATTTTTGTTCGTGGTTGGGATTTTGCTGCATCAACAGAAAAAGGCAGTGCCTACACAGCGGGAGTGAAAATGGGTCGTTACCCAGATGGTCGATTTGTCATCATGAATTCAACGAGAGATCGGTTGAAAAATTGATGATTTCCACAGCTGTTCAAGATGGCAAAGAATGCTCAATAAGCATTCCTCAGGATCCAGGGCAAGCAGGCAAGTCACAAGCCAACTATTTTATAAAACAATTGGCTGGATACAATGCACGTTCTTCTCCAGAGAGTGGAGACAAAGTTACAAGATCAGAACCTCTTTCTGCACAATCAGAAGCTGGCAATGTTGATATTCTTGTCGGAAATTGGAATGAAGATTTCCTTGATGAGATCTGCAATTTTCCTAATGGCACCTACAAAGACCAAACAGACGCAGCAACAAGAGCTTTTGACATGTTGATTGTTCCTTCCCAACCGGAAGCGGTTTTCGGTATATATGGATCTTGAAATGATTGATATCGGAAATAAGCTCTTTGTGAATGATGTCTCAATTCCTGGGAAAACGATGTCGCCTTGCCCATGTTGTGATGGAACTGGTGAATTGAACGAGTTTGATGAGGACTATTGGGATGTCTCGAGAGCTCAAAAAGCCGAACTCCGTGTTGATGTATTCCTGAATGATAAGCCGGTCGAAAAAGTGAGGGCTTGTCACTTGAAAGAAGGCTGGCTGGTTCGCGCCAAGACTGAGAACGGCAAACTTGTTCTACAAGATGAGAAGATTTGTGAGGTTGTAGAGACCGGGACAATTAGATTGGAGTTTTCTGATCGATGAATGAACCAAAACTGCATATCCATGGATTGCCGACCCCCGAGGCCATTTCACAATTGACCAAGGCTTTGGAAGAACTAAACAGAACGCTGAAAAATCTCCAAGAAACAAACCACACCAATGTTTCTATCAACATCGTCGGTGAAGTTGCTTCTGTTGAAATTAGCCGGGAATAGACAATTGAGCACGATTGCTTATAAAGATGGAGTCATGGCCGCAGACACCTTGATTACTGGAAACGATATGAGATGCGGCTCGGTAACCAAAATAGCTAAAGGCAAGCAGGGCATCGGTGGATCAGCCGGTTCAATCGATGACAATAAGAAATTTCGCGACTGGATAGAACGGGGTGGAGAACACCCAAAATATGACGGCATAGACGGCCTATACGTCACCCATTCAGGTAAAATGCACTACCTAGGATCAACGGGAGAAATGGTTCCTTTTACTGGAAAGTTCAGTGCAGTCGGCTCTGGCGAGAAATACGCAATGGCCGCCATGGAAATGGGCGCCACAGCCAAACAGGCCGTAGAAATCGCAAAGAAATTCGATTGCCACACAGGCGGGCGCGTTCAAGAGGTCTGTTTGGATACATCAAAGAGGAAACGCAAGGTTTGATTATCTATGGATGGTAATGAAAACAATCCCAGCACCTTGAGTATTGACTATGTCAGTATGCAGCCTTATTGGGAAAAAGTCTCTTCAATCATGGGTGGTCTAACCACCATGAAACAATCAGGTGAAACTTATCTGCCTAAGTTCAATAATGAAAATCAAAAAGACTATGAATTCAGACTTAGGACCTCGAAATTCACAAACATATTCCGCGACATCGTGGAGATGTTGACATCAAAACCATTTTCAAAACCTCCATACATAAAGAATGCTTCTGATCTTCCTGAAGAGTTTTCTGAGTATGAGAAGAATGTAGATTGTCAAGGCAACAACCTGCACGTTTTTGCGAATGATGTCATGTTCAATGGAATTTCGAACTCTATTCATTGGATATTCGTTGATCATGATCGTACCGATGGAGCATTGAAGACGATCGCTGATGAAAAACGTGCCGGTGTTCGTCCTTATTTCATATCAATTCAAGCACAGAACATGATTTGTGTCGAAACGGCAAAAATCAACGGACAGGAAGAGTTTGTCCATATTCGCTTTCGTTCCGACAGAGTTCAAAAGAACGGATATAACCAAACTCTTGTAAAGCGAATTTTTGAATATACAAGAGAGCAATTCACTGATGAAACAGGACTTCCAACAGGAAAATATGGAAGTCCTGTTGGAATAGTTTGGGAACTTGAAGAAAAATCTGAGAGAAAAGTCTCTCGTTCAAATAGTAGAAAAATTTCAGAAGAGCCTTCTTGGAAAATCGTTGGTGATCCGGTACAATTGAGCATTGATGTCATACCTGTTGTCCCTTTTGTTGCAGGAAGAAGGATAGGGAACAGCTGGACATTTCACCCAATGTTGAATGATGCTGCCGATCTTCAAATCGAGTTGTATCACCAAGAGACTTCTCTTAAATACTCAAAAGACCACACAGCCTTCCCTATGCTTTCTGCCAATGGTGTGACACTTCCCGTCAACAAAAAAACAGGAGAGGTTACAGTACCTGTCGGACCTAAATCAGTTCTCGGTGCACCAATGGGTGCTGACGGCAAGCACGGAGAGTGGAAATTCATTGAACCTTCGTCGAGTAGCCTCCGTTTTTTGGCTGATGACATAAACGAGACCAAAAAAGATCTACGTGAATTGGGTCGTCAACCTTTGACTGGCGAAAGCGGAAATCTCACTGTTGTAACAACTCAATTTGCTGCACAGAAAGGGAATTCAGCTGTACAGCAGCTTTCTTTGAATCTTAAAGATTGCCTGGAAAATGCTTTTTATCTTATGGCACTTTGGAAAGGCACTCCTGAATTAGAGGTTGAATTAGAGGTCTTCAAAGATTTTGACATTCAAATAAATGGACAAGACGATATTGAATGGATTTTGAAATTGCGCGATTCTGGTGGACTTTCATTCGAAACTGTTCAAGAAGAATTGAAACGACGCGGCGTCCTCTCTGATTCTTTTGATTCTGTTGTTGAAGCAAAGCGCTTGCTAGAAGAAATTGAAGAAGACAAAATCACTGAAGATATTCCTGTCAGTGGAAAATCACAAGAACAGGAAAAAGATTTAGACTTAGAAGTCTGAAGTTGAATGACTTTCAAAAGGATATTTGATTGTCTCAAAGGGGTCGGATGACCTATCAATCCGAATGGTGGATACCAGAAGGAATTTCAAATGAAACCCAAACTCATAGAAATTGACGGAAAAACTTACGTAGAAACACAAGATGGCAAACCTTTGTTTTTGCATTCTGACGGATCAGAGAAGACTTTTGATACTGTTCAGCAGGCACAAACAATTGAACGTTTGAATCGTGAAGCTCA